CTTGATTGCTGCTTCGAAGATAACAGCAGTTTTTTCTTTGAACTCTTCAGACAATGTGGCTTCGTTAGCCATGATTGCATTCAGATCATCAGAGAAATCTGCTTCGTAGTTCAGTGCAGGTGCATCATCTGCTTCATCTGCATCGAGTTCTACATCTTCAGCCATTAACTTCTTCAGAGCAACAGCAAGATCTTCTTTCTTCATAGAGGCCATATGGTTATAAGCGGCATTAATCATACCAGCCTTTGTACCAGGTAACTTCTGCATCGGATCTTTCTTTGCCTGATCGCCTTTACGCTTTGGAGCAGTACCAGTTGCTTCACCTGCTTTATCAACAGAAGTTACAGACTGCGCTTCAGCATTTTTAGGATCGTGACCTTGTGCTTCCATGATTTCGTTCTCGTCATCATAGAGTTCAATGTCCTGATCTTCGATTTGATTTTCATCAGTCATAATTGACTCCTTTTACAACTTATTTTTGAGTAACGAGAGGAAATTCTTGAACTCACGAACCTGAGTCTCATAGAGATCAGCACGTGGAGCCTTTTTAATTTCAGTCTCCATTTTTTCAATAGCTCGAGCTTCAATAATGCCGTTGTTCCATACCCACTCAACACCTTCCATTATTCCATTAACAAAAGCGCTAGGTGCGGAGGGATCCTGAACAATATCTACTGCATTGAGTAGAAAATCTGGTTTTACAACCATTGCGTCATTAGTTCGCTGCAAACTTCCCATACCACGAGTCGAAACACCCACTGTGACACCACCTTCTAGAAGACCTTCAACGACCTTACCCATAGGAGTATTCAAAATGGTTGCTTTACCCACAACATCGTTACCTTGCCAATTAAGGGATTCAATCTTGTGAGAAACTTTATCTAAATTAACGGTTGGTCCTTCAGGGTGATTTAATTCACCAACAGCTCTACCCTTATCTACTTGTTCCAGGATATACTTTGTGACAGCCTTATCCATAACATTGTATGGATAGATCCTACCGTTACGATTCTTTTGTTCAGCTGACATGAACACACCTTCAATGGAATATTTTTTAGTTCCATCTTTTTTAGCTTCTGTCAAAACTTCAATATTTTGATCGGTATATTCTGCAATCAGCTTCATTTTATTACCTTTTTCTTTATAGTAAATATTATTTATAAAAATTCATTTTTTAAGATGAAGGATCTTCGGTTTCTTCTTCATCATCCCAAGTCTCTTCCTCTTCATCATCATCTTCTGTTTCAAGGTCAAGTTCGAGTTGATCGTCTTCTTCATCATCCTCTTCCTCTGGATCAACACCATTATAGTATTGATCTGCCATTTTAATTTTTTCTTGATCAAGCAAGTCAGTCATTTTCACAGTCATCATATCATTAAATACATCATTTGCTTTATTATAATTTTGATCTAAAGCGTGTTGAATCATATCCTCTAAAGGATTAGTTTCAATTTCATTCTGTGCATCATCACTCATATTTTATTCTCCTTGGTCATTAGCAACAGGTTTTAATTCAAATTTTTGAGCAGCCTGTGGTTCATTTTGAGGTTTTTCTTCTTCAGGTTGTTCTTCTTTTTCACCATCAATTTCTTTTTGAATTTGTTCAATATCTTCATCAGAAAATTGAAGAACATTTTTCTGAATCCATTCCTTTGAAAAGTATTCACCGACATAATTAGAGATTTGATCAAGAGTCTGAATTCTTTCTCTTAACATCTCTGCATCACGAAGTTCTGTAAAGTGATTATCACGGATATAATCAAGAACAATATCGTTCTTCATCATTTCCCAATCTTCATCAGTTATGACACCTTTAAGTACTAATTGTTTTCTCAAGATATCATAGAATAGATGAGCAAACTTCATACGAAGTCTATCAATAAACTTTTGAAATTTTAATTCATCACGAGATACTTCTGTAGATCTACCAAGAGAGAATTGTGCCTCTTGTTCCAAACGATTAATAGGTACATTTAATGCACGATACAATCTTTTTTGGAAGTAAATAATGTCATCAATCTGACCAAGGTTTTCACCACCCGGTAAGGTTTCAATTTGTGTTCCCCTACCACCTTCACGTCTTGGAAGCCAGAAATCTTCAAGCATTGACATATGCTTACGATCGTCTTTTAACTCACCTGTTTGTGCGTCATATACAAGTTTATTACGATACCGAGCCATAATGTCTTTCATATATTGTTCAGATTTACCTCTTGGAAGGTTTCCTACATCAATATAGAAAATGCGCCGTTCTGGTGCACGAGCTAGACGGTAGATGACTAATGAATCTTCCATCATACGAAGTTGGTTAATAGGTTTTAACGCTTTATGTAAATATGAAATAACTTTCTTACGACCTTCATCAAGAAGACCAGAAGTACAATAAGAAATAGAATCAAGACTTAATTTAACACCAGAATTAGCTTGACCTGGTTTCTCTTGGTAGATATAATACTCATCTACCTTTTCAATAAGATTTACACCAGTCGCAGATCTTTTTTCTTTTTAACTTGTTTTACTTTACGCATTTTAGCAGAATCAATAGAACGAATCTCTTGGATACCTGCTTTTAAATTTGACTCGTTAACTACAAGATGGTGATATAGTCTACCATCAACGTACCATCTTCTAAAAATATCATGACCTAATTCATTAAAGTTTAACATTGAATAAATGTTATCGAATTCTTCTTTAATTGTTTTCTTAATTCTATCAGGTTGATCTAGATTATCCATATTGATATCAATAGACTGTTCTAATTCACCACCAGAAATTGATTCATTAACAATATCTTCAATAGCCATATCAACTTCAGGATGCATTGATACACCACGATATTTCATAATTAAGTTATAGTTATCTTTTGAATCATCACCGTCAAGATTAATATATTGACCATAGTGAGTACCAGCAGCTGTTACATAACCAGCGCCGTCATCATCACGTGCAGGAACAATAGAAGGAAGTTTCTTAGGATCTTCCTGCTTTGTTCTTTTAATTTCAAATCCAAATAATTTAATACTTCTACTATCTTCGGCCATAATGAATTCCTAAATTAGTGTTAAAGAGGGCAAGCTACTGACCTGCCCTCTTTTAATATTTATTATGTGGTTGTAGCTGGGTTCAAGCTATCAAAATACTGATACTGGAACGTAACCTGAAATCTTTCAATTTCATCGTTAGATCCATAGTTCAGATCGATAGGTGAAACATCTGTTGGGAATGAACCACGAAGGATATATTCTTTCAATGAAGAACCATCTCTATCAAGTTGTTCAATCTTCAGATCAGCTTCATATGCAACTGGTGCTGTCAGTCCGGTATTTGCTGAGTTAGCATTCATACCATTCATCCAACGTTCCATTGAGTTACGAATTGCAAAATCCGTATCATTAATAATTGAGACGGTCCATTCTGCGAATGTTCTATCTCCAGCCATTTTTAACTGACGACCACGGAAAGGAACAATAATTGTTCCCATCGTAGATCCAGGTAATTGTGCTGTTTCACAAAGGAACGATGTTAGTTCAGCATCGCCATTTGCATATCCTGGGAAGTTAATGGTCGCTTTGAATAAATTCGGTCTAGCGCCACCACCTCTCAGTTTGGACTTAAAGTCATCAACTCCTAATACTGCCATTTTCTTATCTCCTTAGCGCTATTAAACTGTGCCAACAACTTCTTCGAAGTCGACACCAGTTCTAACTGCCACAAAGTTAAGAGTGACATAGTTGATTGACCGAGCCGGCTTGATGAAGATGCTTGCGACAAATTCGTTTCTATCAATAACTTCTGGTGTGTTGTTGGTTTCATCAGCCACAACACGGAAGTCAGTAATACCACGTCTTCCTTTGATCTCTCTCAATACCGGTTCAACGATATTAACAAATTCTGCTCTTGTAAATTCATCGTTGAATTCAAAGAGAACTTGTTCAGCTGCTCTTGCAATTGCTCTTTCAAGTACGAGGAATAATCTACGCACGTTGATACGATCAAATGCTGAAGGTCTGCCAAGCTTTGTTTTATCTCCGAAAAGAATAACACCAGAACCTGGAATATTTGCAATCGGGTTAACACTCTTCTTGTACAGAGTATCCCTCTGTGCTTTTGTAGGAGTGTAAGAAAGCGATGTGATTCCAAGATACTGACCTCTTCTAGCACCAGCAGGTGAGAACCAAGCTGCTCTATTCAAATCTGTTGAAGCCATAAGACCAGCAGTAGAAGAAGCAGCAGGAATGTTAATATACTGATCGTTGTACTTATCGTAAACTTTCAGATAGTTACCATCCATAACAAGGTAAGATGAGTTAGTAAATGTGTCAGCAGTAGTAGTTACATTAGTTACTGCGGTTGCAGCAGATGTAATACCAACAACATCATTTCTAGCAGGTGAAGCAACAACCACGCAATCTTTACGTGTGCTTTGTGCTGTAGAAATAAGATCGTTTACAACAGTAGTATGATCGCTTCTAGAAGTCATACCAGGTGCAATTAAGAAGTCAACTTCTACCTGATCTTTATCTTCGAATAAATCAAACCCTGTTAAAAATTCTGTAGTAGTTAACGCACCAGAATTCACTCCTCCAGCCATATCATAGTTAGTAGCTGCAGTTTCACCGTTATCAAAGTTATCACCGCTATCAACACCTGTACCGGCTCCAGCAGCATTATAATCAGAATCAAAACCTACCATGTAGATGTATTCTGATCTTTCATTGATAACATTTTTAACATAGTTATTAGTACCATCTGTATTTTTAGCATCAGATGCTACTGAAACAAATGGATATGTTTCAAGTACTGTACCAGCAGTACCAGAAAACTTACCATTTTTATCGATGACTGCAACATGTACTTCATCATTTGATGCACTTCTAGCAGAAGCATATGTGCTAGTAGAAGGTACTTGATCAAAAGACGATGCATATGACCATGCACTAAATGCAGTTGTATCAGGAGGACAAATAGAAACCCTCAGTGAATTGCCAAGTTCACCAGGATATCTGGCGAGAAACGTATGGCTATCTGAATCAAGTGCAGAAAGTTGAGCGTCAAAATCAGGTTTGTTTTTGACGATTTCTGCATTCAGGCTACCATCTGAATCAGCACCAAGCTGACCAGTTGTTGCTCTTGCGTTTTTAGCTGCTGATGTTACCTCTCTCACAACTTGTAATGAGTTTGAGTATCTGAGGTAATAAGAAGCAGAATGAAAATCTATTGTGTTAGCGGAGTCTGGTGAAGCAAAGTTAGAAACAAGTTCAGCTTCGTTAGAAACTCTTGTTCTCTGTTCAGCAGGACCCCATCTAAAATTACCTACGATTGCGCCGGTAGTTGACTGGACATTTGGCACACCGCCAGTCAGATCTACTTCTTTGACAACAACCGCTGGTGATTCGGACGGTGTAAAAAGTGCCATGAATTTTTCCTTTTCGATAGACTAATTATAAGCAAAACATAATACGGTTGTTCAATACTAGTATTTATAATTTAAAAATTTTCATCATATTCAATAGCCCATGGATGATCTTTTTGTTCTAATTGATTAATAACATCACTTCCGTCATCAATAAATCCAAATGGCACCATATCATCTTCAATATCTTTCATTTGTTTTTTAAATAACATATCTTTTAAATTAATATCCGTCATATCACCAAAGTATTGTGTGGATGAAAAATAACCAAACATCACTAGATTCATCATTAAATCATCATGGTTACCATCAGCAGCTTCATATGATTGTCCTCTTGCAACAAATGTAGATATTTCTAAAATAGTATTCTCATCAACAATTTTTAATTTATTATTTTCTAGAATATCTTTAATAGCAGAACATCCAAGTCTTTTTGTTTTACGGTTAATTTCAATACCAATAGCATTTGATTTAATCGCAGATTCTACATGCACATTTTCATATTCTAAGTCATGATAAAGACCATTACATACCACAGACCCTTGGTCGTTTGATTCCACAACAACATAGGCATTATTGTAAGATTTTGCATATTTATAAATAATATTTGGGAAGAGCAGGGGCGAGATAGTGTTGTTGCGATATACAGCAACCTGTTCAAACGGGCGAACGCTAATATCGATCAAATTAAAAGTTGAATAGTCCTGGCCTCTTCCCTTTGATACATCTACAGTCATGATATAATCGTGATTTTTTTCAGGTTCTTTATATACTAATAAATCCCCACCTTCTAATGATTTTATATACGGTTGTGCTCTAAATCCCATAAGAGTTTCAGCGTTAATAAGTGTATCACCTGTTCCGAAGAAAGTATTACCAAATTCCTGATCAAATTGAAGTTGACTCGTATTCGCTATTGTTTGTTTTTTCCAGTTTTCGTCTCGTTCTGGAACATCCCACCAGTCTACTCTGAATGGAGTGAATTCATTAACTCCTTGAGTTGCTCCTTCCCATATCTTATAAAAAGTATTGCCAATACCATTCGCTGTTGAGGTAACGATAATCTTTGTATCCTTTCCCGAAGATACAACTGGATATGTGGAGGTATAGAATTCATTAGCTCTCTCCACAAATGCAAACTCGTCTAGATAAAGAAGGTTAACAGAGAGACCACGGATTGAAGAACCAGAAGTAGCAGCAGCGAGAATCCTAGAATTATTACTAAACTCAAGAGACCCTTTATTGAGTGCTTTACAACCAGGTTGCAAAAAGAAAGGTATGTTTTCCAACATAAGAGTGACTCGACCGAGCATTTCTCTTGCTGTTGCACCCTTGTTTGCAAGAACTGCCACAGTCTTTTCACTATGAAAGAGCGCGAACCAGAGGAGATACGCACATGCTGATATTGATTTTCCGCTCTGACGACAGGCGAGAACAATGTTAAACCGATGCTCATTAAACTGCCTAAACATATTTTTTTGATAAGGATATAGTTTAAATGGAACTAAACCTCTATCAAGTGAAATTACCTTACAATATTTTTCTGCAAAATATATAGGATCTTTGCTACACTTATAGTATTCTTGTACTAATTCTTTTGTCCACTCTTGAATAACACCATCGCGTTTTACGTTAGGATTACCAAGATATGTTTCATTCTGGTGTAACATCTATAATGTCATTTTCATTATTTAATAGTTTCTGTAGATCTGTAGTAGAACCTAAAAAGATGTTATTATTTGTAGTTCCACCTGCTACTTGTTTCACTTCTTCTTTATTGATATCTTTATTTTTTTTATTTAAATCCATTAATTTATCATTTACATCAGCCATGTTCTTCATCATATTAGAAAGAACTTCAAACGCTCTAGGATGCTCAGATTCTCGAGCAACTTCAATCATAAGTTCAAGAGCATCTTTACCTTTTTCTAAGATCTCATAATATGTGTCTCTTGAATATTCATAATCACTTTTTACATTATCATTATCAGCCATTATACTATATTAATCGTCCCTGTAATAGAAGCACTTGTCGATGCTTGATAATAAAGAGTTGCTGGAGCATTCATTGGAGGAGTAAATGTTAATACTCCAGCTTGTTGTCCATTATTGATTACTCCACTTGTATACTGATCACCAGTACCAGTTGTTTGAGCGGTTTTAATATAAATTGGATGTGTAAGAGATGTAATATTAAATTTATATGTTTCACCTCTACGAAGATATAAATCTGGATTACTTGAGTTACTTAAAAAGAATCTATCATCTTGTTGAAATACAAGAGCTGCAGCTGAATCATTTTCTGCAGTAAGGTTATATGTTACATGATCTAATGAAATATTTAAACCATCAGATGTAGAATTTAATGATGTACTAATACCCGAATCACCAGAAATAGAAATTGTATCAGCATTAGATGAAGCTGTAATTGTGCCTGTGTTACCAGTAACTGTTTTAAATACTAAATTAGGAATCTGTACCCATGCACTATCATGAGAATAGTATGCTTCACCACCTGAATCATTAACAACAAACATACCCTCATAAGAACCAGCGGATGGGAATGATGCTTCATTTGTATAGACATTTGAATATGTAATTTGATTAGATCCAAAATCAATATCTTTGGTTCCAAATTCAGACATATCACTTTCTAGGTTAGTAATACGTGTACCATAACCTGATACAGTAGTATTTAATGTCGTGATATCATCATCATTTGAACTTACAGAAGACTGTAATGCAGAAATTAAATCTGTTTGAGTAACATTACCATCTTCAACAGTATCTAATCTACCGTCTAAATCAGTAAAGTTAGCATCAAGTTCTGCAAATGTAAGAGCAGATCCCTTTGTAGTTCTTAAAGTAATGGTCATTTTAATTTACCCTATAATGTTTCCTGTATATAACCATCGACCACATAACCAGCCACAACATATGGATCGGTATCTTCAATAGTATCAAGACTATTTATATCAACTGTAAATCCAAAATCACTATCAGCAAGACCAATAACGGTGGTTGGATTAGGAACAACGGTAAGTTGTTCAGCTAGTGCATTTTCGTTAGGTTCAATAATATAAAGATCTGCATTTGCTTCTCTAATAATTGAACCAGAAGTAATATTTCCATAGAAACTTACTTTCATTTCAAAATCTAATGTATATACAATAGTTCTTCTTTGTTCTAATGCTCCTTCAAA